GTCGCGTTATCGACCGCACCTTGAAGCACAACAAGAGCCGCGGGTTCCTCGTCGAGGGTGAACCCGGCGTGGGCAAGACGGAATCCATCGAGAAGGTCCTCGAAGGGCTCCCCGAATACCCGGTCTTCTGGGTCCCGCTCGAAGCCATCGGCCAGGAGTGCATCGACCAGACTTTCGAGACGATTTCCCGGATCGACCACGCCATCGTGGTGTTTGACGACATCGAGGGCGTGTTCAAGGGCGAGAAGGATGTATATTCCTCTGACTTCATTACTTACCTTGACGAGCTCCGCGAAGAGCCCAGCGGCCATATCGTAATCATCATCGTGAACGAGCCGCAGAAACTCCACAACACGCTCCGCATGCGCCCGGGCCGCATTGACGAGGTTATCGTCGTGACGGCGCCCCAGAACGCACTCGAAATTTTCGATGTAATCAAGCAGCGCTTCATAGTCGAGAAGGCTGAGCTCCCTGAATGGGCTACGCTCGACAATCCCAGGTTCGAGGAAATCTGCACGGAGCTTGCCAGCAAGGGAATTACCCAGGCATACCTCGCCGGCATCATTTCCGACCTCACCACGCTGTATGAGGGCGAGTGCACGCTCGAAAACTTCCGCGCCGTCGTGGATAGCGCGTTGAAGAGCCGCGAGAACAGCATGCTCGTCGCCGGAAGTGATGGCCGTTTGTGCACTGCACAAACAGTCCACCCGACCGCCCCCTCCGGTCCTTCCCGGGGATAGCCGGAATCCGGATATTTGTGCACATTTGTGCACTATTCCTGGGTGAATTTAGACTATAAACAATACTTACCCGCTGGCGAAACCGGGCTTCCGGCCCGCCGGCCCAACTTTAACCTAAAGGATTCCTACATGGAAGAATTACAGGACACGAAAATGTCGGAACGCTCGTTCTTGAAGCAGGTCAAGAAGAAGGATGGCCCCCGGCAGAAGTTTGATCCACTTAAAATCGAACGCTGTATCACCCGAGCTCTCAATGACGCGAAGTGCACGCTCCCCCAGGAAAAAATCGAGGAAATGACCGGTGATGTGGTTGATTTGCTGTATGACTTGAAGCAGAAGTGCGTGAGCAATGAATCGGTTGCCATCGCTGTAAAGAAAGTTTTACGCGAAGTCAGCATGCCCGCCTATGATGCCTATGTCATCTTCCGCAACAACCGCGACCGCGAACGCACCCTCCAGTCCCCCCTTATCAAGACCGTCCGCGAAATCAAGCATGCCGAGTTGCAGAGCTCCAATACCCTCCGCGATAATGCGAATGAGAGCGGCGGAACCCCTGCGGGCATGTACGGCAAGATCGCAAGCGAAACCAACAAGATGTATAACCTGCTCGACAATGTGAGCAGGAAGTATGCGGAAGAGCACACCAACGGCTACCTCCACATCCACGACCTCAACATGTATGACCTGACCTTCAACTGCCTCTTTGCCCCGGTAGGCAAGAAGCTGAGGACAGGCTTCGATTCCGGTACCGGCTTCCAGCGTCCGGCGCAGACCATCCAGAGTGCTGCCGCGCTTACCGCCGTGATTCTCCAGTTGCAGTCCAACCAGCAATACGGCGGCATCGCCTGCGACAACTTCGACTTCGAGCTCGCCCCGTTCGTGGACCGTTCCTTCCGCAGGAACCTTGCCATCGAACTGAACGCGATGGCCGAATATCGGGAAGAGGATGAGAACCTCGCCGAATATCGCACGCTCCCCGAAGAGTCCGACGACATCGAGAAAACTGTCAAGCGTATCGCGAAGGTGCTCGCCAAGGCCAATGTGTCCATGAACCAGCCGAGGAAGAAGCTCTATTGCAGTTTCCCGAAGAAGTGCGTCGACCGCGCATGGCTCTACACCGATGCCGATACGCATCAGGCAATGGAGGCCCTTGTCCACAACTTGAACTCCTTGCAGTCTCGCTCAGGAAACCAAGTTCCGTTCTCGTCGTTGAACTTTGGCCTTGATACTTCCAACTGCGGACGAATGGTCAGCAAGAACCTCATGCGTGCCCAGTATGAGGGCATGGGTGACGGCCTGACCGCCATCTTCCCGATCCTCATCTTCAAGCTCATGAAGGGTTATACCAAGAACCCGACCGACCCGAACTACGACCTTTACGAACAGGCCGTCGAATGTCTGGCCCGTCGTTTCTACCCGAACTTTGTGTCGGTGGACAGCACCTTCAACAAGCCCTATGTGAAGTACCGGACCAAGGAAATCGAACTCGCCGATGGGCTGCGCAACATCAAGGTCCGCGGAAAGGATGAGGGTTTCGCTGAATACCACGGGATCATCGAACGCTCCGAATGCCCGGAATACGAATACGAGGTGGAACCGGGCGAATACTGGGAAATCGTCGAATACGATGAAAAGAAGCTCTCCCTCCGCAAGCTGATCGAGAACACCACCATTGCGACGATGGGATGCCGCACCCGTGTCATCGGCAATGTCAACGGCCCGGAACAGACTACCGGCCGTGGCAACTTTGCCTTCCATACGATGAACCTCCCGCGCCTTGCCATCGAATCCCATATCGAGAAGGACAGCACCGACGAACGCATCGCACGCTTCTACGAGAAGCTCGACGCATTGCTCGACGATGCCAAGGAAAGCCTTGTCGAACGCTTCAACCTCGTGTGCCAGAAGACTTACGAGCGTTATCCGTTCACGATGCAGGAAGGTTTGTACCTCACTTCCGATGACAAGAAGCATGAACTGTCTGATACCATCGCCGAGGTGATGAAGCAGTCCACGCTCTCCATCGGCTATATCGGCATCGCCGAGACGATCAACCTCCTTACCGGCAAGATTTACGGTGTCGATCATGAGGTGGATGGACTTGCGGTGGCCATCGTGAAGCACATCCGTGACTTCTGCGACGCTACCCAGAAGAAGACCCACATGAACTGGTCCTGCTTCGCCACCCCGGCAGAAGCTGTCGCGGGCCGGTTCGCCACCATCGACGCCAACAAGTTCGCCGACAACAAGAAACTTGCCGATGTGAACCTTGAACGCATCTTCGGGAAGGGCTACTACACCAATTCCCACATGATGGACTTCTCCCTCGATGTCTCCCTCGACGAGAAGATCAAGGTGGAAGCCCCGTTCCATGCCCTCACCAACGCTGGGCACATCTTCTACTACAAGTTGAACGGCGACTTGACGAAGAACATCCCGGCTGTGAAGGCTGCCATCGACGCCATGTATGACGGCAACCTTGGGTACTTCACCGTCACGATGGATTCGGACGACTGTCTCAAGTGCGGCTACCATGGCATCATCGACAATGTATGCCCGAAGTGCGGCTGCAAGGATGAACGCTATTTCGTCCGTGTCAGGCGAATTACCGGATATTTGACCGGTTCTCCGAGGAAGAGTATTCTGGACGCTTGGTGCGATGGAAAGAAGAAGGAGCTCATCGACCGGCACAACATCTAGCCGGTGGCCATAACCAGTGAGGCCACCCGGAAGGGTGGCCTTCTTTTTTCGAGGTTTTCATGAACTTTTCAAAGATTGATCCGATGTCCATCGTGGACGGCGAAGGCTGCCGCGTGACGCTGTTCGTGTCAGGCTGCCGGAACCATTGCCCCGGGTGCTTCAACGAGGCAACCTGGGACTTTGCCTACGGCAAGGAATTTACCGACATCGAGGTGAACGAGATTATCACGGCCTGCAGCAAGCCGTATATGGCCGGCCTTACCATTCTCGGCGGGGAACCGTTCGAGGAGGAGAACCAGCCCGCCGTGCTCGACCTCATGCGCAAGTTCCATGAAGCGCTGCCCGAAAAGAATATCTGGGTCTATACCGGCTATGTGATGGACCGCGACCTCTGCCCGGGCGGACGCAAGTGGGTCCTGGGGGTGACGAACTGCATCCTGGATCTCGCCGATGTTATCGTCGACGGTCCTTTCATAAAGGAAAAGCGGGACCTCACATTGAGGTTCCGCGGAAGTTCCAACCAGCGCATCCTTTACAAGAAGGATGGTTTCTTGCACTGATCACCAGTTAGAGAGTTCAACCGAAATACCTAGACTACTCAGCGGGGACGCGTTAGACGCGTGCCCGTTTTTGCGTCTGCTGCGCGGGTCCAGGTGTGCCGTCACTCCGGGGCTTGGCATCCCCAGCCATGCCCGGTTTTCCTGCGACATGGATTTGGCCATCTTCATCCGTCGCTGTTCTTCGTATGTGAGGCCTGGTTCCACCGACACGCCGCAGGCCCCGGAGAAACCGGAGAAGTTTTCGTTGGCTGCCCATGGATTTTCACCGAATGCGCCTATTGGCATGGTCCCAACCGTGACGCCGTAGTCTCTCCCCATGCGGGCCAGCTCGTTCTGCACATAGTTGCTTATGGCTTCGCTTGCCATCATCATGTCGTGCCTGGTTTTCGGGGTGTCCTGCTGGTATTTGAATCCGGCCAGCTGCTGCATGCGGCTTTCCAGTTCCGCCATATACCTTGGACGCATCGTGATCGGTATTTCGATGCGCTTGGAACCGCAGTCCGCCGCGCCGAGAGGGATTGTTCCTACATCCGACTTGTTCGCCGCAGCCTCGGTTTCCAGTTCCTTGTAACGCTTCCAGAGGCGGTCCAGCCGTGCCTGGTAGAAGGCCCGGAATGACTTGTTCTCCGGTATGTCGAGCAGTGTGACCAACCGGTCCTTGGTGTATGCGATGTTGAGCGAATATGTTTCCTTGAGCGATAGCAGGTAGGCTTGTCGTGCGTTTGGCATGCTTAAATCTCCTAGACTTAAATATAGCAATTATGACGGCGCGGCCATAGCGGAATTTGCTATATTTCTGCCATGGAACCCAAAAACCTGCTGTTTTATCTTATCAAGCGTAACTCGGACGGGCTATACCTGATGGATAGCAGCATGTGCACCTTCGGGAAGTTCTGTCTCGGGCATACCGTTGCTCCGCGTACCACGGAAGAAGCGACAATGTGCATCGACCGTGTCGTGAAACGGCGCGGCCTCAAACCGTCGGACCTTTCCATCGTGCCGGTGGGTATAATATCACAATCAACCCAAGAGGTTAAATAACAATGTCTCCAGTGGCAATCGGAATCACCATCGCAGCAGTCCTGCTCGTAATCATTCTCGTAACGGGATATGTCAAGGCACCGCCTGACAAGGCATACATCATTTCCGGCTGGCGTGAAAAGCCGAAGGTCCTCGTGGGCCGCGCCGGCTTCCGCATCCCGTTCATCGAACGACTTGACATCGTTGACTTGAAGATCATGACCATCCTCATCAACAAGACCGATCCGGTCCCGACCATCGACTGCATGTTCGTCAAGGTTGACGCGGTCGCTACGGCAAAGGTCGATTCTACCGCGGAACAGATTGCAATCGCCGCACAGAACTTCCTTAACATGTCATCCGGCGATTCGAGCAAGATTAGCGACAAGGCCGATTTTTCGTCCAAGAAGACCAATAACAGCATCGCGAGCATGATTGACAATATCCTGGACGGCTCGTTGCGTGAAGTTATCGGCCAGATCAAGATTGAGGACCTCGTCAGCAAGCGCGATGAAATCACCCGCCTCGTGAACGAAAGCGCCACCAAGGACCTCAAAAAGCTCGGCATCCGTCTCGACACCTTCAACATCCAGAAGTTCGACGATGAATACATCGACGGTGACGGCGTCAAGCACAGCATGATCAAGGAACTCGGTACGGAACGCGCCACGGCTATTCTCAAGACAGCGGCCAACGCAAGGGCAGCTGCGGATGCGGACATCCGTATCGCGCAGGCCGAAGCCGACAAGCGTGCAAACGACATCGAAGTCGAAAACGGTCTTGCCATTGCCAAGCGCAACAACGAGCTCAATGTTACCAAGGAAGAACTCCGCGCGGTGGAAGAACGCAAGAAGGCCGAAGCCGACACCGCCTACGAAATCACCAACAAGGAACGCCAGAAGGCAATCAACCTTGCTGACGGTGACGCCAAAATCGTTACCGAAAAGAAGAACGCGGAAATCCAGGAAGTAAAAGTTTCCATCAAGGAACGCGAATACCAGGCCGACATCGAAAAGAAGGCAAAGGCCGACCGTATCGCAAAGCAGGAAGAATCCGAAGCCAACCTCTACACCCGCAAGCAGGAAGCCGAAGCGAAGCGTATCGAACAGGAACAGGAGGCTGCCGGCGCCAAGGCAATCGCCGACGCACAGAAGTATGCCGGTCTCGCCGAAGCCGATGCAATCGAAGCCAAGGGTAAGGCAGAGGCATCCGCACTCCTGAACAAGATTGACGCGATGAACCGGGTCAACGAAAACGCCGTCACCCAGATCAAGCTCGACACGGCAAAGGAATACATCGGCCAGCTCCCGGCCATCATGGGCTCCTTCACGAAGCCGATGGAAAAGATCGACAAGATTACGATGTTCGGAACCGGCAACGCCGCGAAGATCACGGAAAGCATCACCACGATGTTCAAGCAGGCATCCGACGGTATCGAACAGTCCCTCGGCCTCAGCCTCCCGAGCATCATGAGCGGCATCTTCGGTGGCGCAGCCGCTGCAAAGCTGGCAAACGCCGGCAAGCAGGAAATCCCTGTCCCGCCAGAGTTCGCCAAGGTTGATTCCACGCGCAGCCGTGCAAGGAACGACCACCAGTAATCCCAGAAACCCGAACGCGGGGTAATGTTGCCCCGCGTTTTTCTTTTGGACAAAGATATGTCGTATTCCCTTATTTTCGGTGACTGTCTGGAGGAAATGAAGAAAATCCCCGACAAGTCGGTAAACCTGATTCTGTGCGACCTTCCATACGGGGTGACACATAACCCGCACGACAAGCGCATACCGTTCAAGCCTCTCTGGGAACAGTATGAACGGGTTATCAAGGATAACGGGGCAATCGTCCTGTTCGCCCAGGGCATCTTCTATGTTGACCTGGTCCAGTCGAACCGCAAGCTCTTCCGCTATGACCTGGTCTGGAACAAGAAGCTCGTTACCGGGTTTCTCAACGCAAAGCGCATGCCGCTCCGCTCGCATGAACAGCTTGCAGTGTTCTACAAGAACATGCCTACATACAATCCGCAGTTCCACGAAGGGAAACCCCTCCACGGCCGCGGAAAGTCCTACATGACCAAGGACATGGTGAACAACAACTACGGCAAGTTCAAGGCCACGGACGATGTGCGCAAGGGCAGTACCCAGAAATACCCGGTGTCGATTATCGACATCCCGAAGCCGCATCCGTCCAAGTCCGAACACCGGACAGAAAAGCCGGTTGACCTCCTGTCGTGGCTCATCAGGACATATACCAACGAGGGCGATGTGGTCCTCGACAACTGCATGGGATGCGGCAGCACCGGTGTCGCCGCGCTCAAAGAAAACCGCGTATTCATCGGCATCGAGATTGACCAAGAATACTTTTCCACGGCATTTGCCCGTCTGAGCAAGATCGGGAAGCCTGATTACGCGTTCAGCCCCAGTAATATCGCAACATTTGGAGAAACTGATGGAAACGAAAAATAGTCCGAAGAAACTGAAATACCTGGGCATTGCTCTTGACCGTAAGCAAGAAACTATGCCCTGCAATTCGGTGGGATTTCCGCTAGAACATGTCGAGACGGTTATGCAATCGCTCGATATTGAGAGGTTCCCCATTAACCGCAAGGTGATGTTTTCTGCGCATGGGTTCGAATCTACATTGCCGGGGTGGGCATTTAGGAAAAATTGTCCCAAGGAAGCTGTAATTGCCGAAATGGCGAAACGCGGGTTTACCGCCATATACCGTGGGGACGCTGATTCGTATGAGTGCCAAAGCCCGAAAGAGCACATGCCGCTGTATCGCCTAAGTGAATACATGTTTGACCGGCTTGCCGCAAATAACATCGCTACGGAAGTTGACTACATCAAGCATTACATCCATCAGCGCAACCCGAACTGGGATGGGCACGGCCCAACCGGAGTTGTTGGCGTCCTGTTTACGGGTGGCATGGACAGCACGGCCCTGGTCATCAAGAACCTGAAAGAGGGCAAGATTGTCGTCCCGATATATAACTGGATGAACCATGGAACTGAATCGTTCCGTATTCTGGTCATGACGGCTTATAGCTGCCTTAAGGTCAGAGTTAAGGGAAAGGTTGACACGAGCTGGCTGTGCCCGCTGGTTACGGGAATGCACATACCGCCTGACATTACGCAGCGCTGCATGTTCGAGGGGTTCATCCAGCAGCCGATGAACTCGCTGTCCTTGGCATACATCGCCCCGGAAATTTCTAGCCTGCTGGACGAAGTTCAGATGGGCATCATCAAGGGCGACCAGTCGGAAACTTACACCGAAGACATGAAAAAGCTGTATGAGGGTGCATTTGCGCTTTCCCATCTGTATGGCGAATATCACGACCGGTCAGTGACAAGTGATTCGAGGACGACAAGACGGCCCGATTTTACCTTCCCGATCCTTGACTGGGATAAACATAAAATCGCGGCATTTCTTGCAGAAAACAATGCGGCCGACTTCGCCATCAGTTGTGAGGTTCCGCTATGCGAATACTTGGTGTTCGCCCGGCTGGATGACGAGGAAAAGGCAAGCCTGACAACTGACACACCGGCAATCAAGTCCAAACACCACGACATCGGTATACATGTCCTGCTTGCCGATTGTGCTCGGTGTCATTCATGTGGCAGGTCGGAACATGAAGGGCGAGCACGCAGGTTCGTGACGGTTCAGCTTGCTGAATTTAACGATAATCCAGACAGCAACCCGCTGATTGACTACAATAAGATTGCGCATGATGTGAAACCGAATGCGGTACATTTCGGCGGAAAGTTATAGCAGCAATCGGAGATACAGAGAAGGCGCCGCGGTTACCCGCGACGCCTTTTTTCATTACGGCAACTAATGGCTACCATTCTACCCAGAATGTGGTTTCGAGGTAGAGCTTGTCGAACTCCTGCTGCCGGCGTTCGCGCGGATCGGCGGACATCTTGTCGAGCGTGATGATGTTGGACGGCTTTTCTTCCGTAACCTTGAACCCGTTTGCCTTCAATTTGTCGATGAGCTCGTGCTGGGTCTTGTACATGTCATCCGCCTTGATGTCGTCGGCCTTCGTACCGCCCTGTGCGGCTACCTGTTCTTCGAAGAACTTGTGCTTGAGGATGTTGACCGGGTATTTACGCGCACCGCTGATGGCTGCGACACCTTCCAGCTGTTTTACCAGCTGGTTGTAGGACCGGTCGAGCGGTGACTGTTGGGCGATCTGGGCAAGTCGTTCTGCGTCGTTCATTGTATCTCCTTGGATAGGGTGGCGCTGTTTTCCCAAAATATACAAAAAATGACCGCCCGCTCAAAGCGGGCGGCCGGTGTTTAGAGCATTTTCGGCTTGCCGGGGCCGGGATCTTTCTTCGGGGTTTCCGGCAGGTCGCCCACATCGCGCAGGTGCATCAGTCGCGAGCAGAACTCCTTTACCGTCAGGACGGTGTGCGTTTCGTCGTTCTTGCCGATAGAATGGGTGAACACTGCCTTTCCTGTCGCCAGCAGTGCGCTCCTGAAACCGCCGTTCTGGTTCAGCTGGTTGTATGCGCGGTTCAGTAGGATCTGGTATGCCTCGGAATCGCGTTTCATGGGGATGCCGCGCCAGTATAGTGTCTGGGTCGTATACCAGTTCTTGTGCTTCCCCTTCATCTTGGCCTTTATGCCGACCAGCGTGCAGACATGCGCCTGCATGTCCGGGTTGGCGAATTTCAGCGACTGGAGAAATCCCTCCATCGAGTTACACTGCACTCCGTCGATTTCGAACGGGTGCGGTGCGAAATTGCTTAACGAGCACGACGGCCATGAGTTCTTGCTTCCTATGTCCATGCGGACCTCCTTTGCCTGAAATATAGCAAAACGGAAATTTGCTATATTTCAACCGGGAAGAAAGCCCAGGAAATATACGATATGGCAAAGAATAGGAACCTGCGAGAGGCCAAAAGCGCCAAGAACGATGAATTTTATACCCGGTACGAGGACATCTGCCGGGAATTTGACCGTGTCCTGGAAAAGGACCCGGATTTCTTCCGCGGGAAGCGTATTCTCTGCCCCTGCGACGACCCCGAGCATAGCGCCTTCGTCGATTACTTCATGAACCATTTCGACCGCTTTGGCCTGGAGCGCATCACCTGCTCGTCGTTCAACCGCGGCGGGACCGGCGTGGCGCAGACCGTGTCGAGCACCCGGAACCTCCGCTGGGACCTGAAAGGAGACGGGGATTTCCGGTCGCCGGAAGTCACGGAGTTCATGCGGAACTCCGACATGGTGGTGACCAACCCACCCTTCAGTTGCTACTCTGCGGACACCGAAGTCCTTACCGACCGCGGGTGGAAGCGGTTCACGCAGGTCAAGCCGGACGACCTGATCCTCAGCATGGACCCGGCCACGAAGAAGATGGAATACGCGTTCATCGTCCGTGCATACAATACGCCATACCGTGGCAAGCTCTACCGATTCCGCAGACGCGACATGGACCTGCTGGTGACGGACAACCACCGCATGGTCTGTCTCGAACGCAAGGATCTGTTCTGCCGCGCCGACCAGGTGGTGCCAAACTTCCATTCGGTCCCGACGCGCGGCTTCAGCTATGATTGGAGCGGGCTGCATGAGGAGTTCTTTACCCTCCCGGGCGTAGTCCAGCGCGAGCGCTATACCCGCAAGGAAATCCAGGTCCCGGCCTGCAAGATACCGATGGGGGACTGGCTCGAGTTTTTCGGGTTCTGGCTCGCCGACGGGTGCTGCCGCTTCGGCAAGAACACCCAGGGGAACCCGCGATACACGGTAAGCATCAAGCAGAACGAGGCCAACGCCGACTATGTCATCGGCCTATACGAGAAGATCGGTTTTCCCTGCAAGGTCGAGAAGTCCAAGGCGTCACAGAACTTCAACTTCACCGTTTACAGCAAGCAGCTGTGGACCCACCTGTCGCAGTTCGGGAAGGCTACCGAGAAATGGATCCCGAGGGAATACCTCGAAATGGAACCGGCATACCTGAAACGCCTGTTCGACGGCTACATGCACGGCGACTCCCATTTCAACCACGCGGGCGGTTATGACAGCCATGTAATCGGCAGCGTGTCCTCGAGGTTGTGTGAGGCCATGCAGGAGCTCATCCTGAAAGTTACCGGCACCCTGATCCAGTTCCGTTTTCGGAAGACCAACGGTAATCCCTACTGGGAGGCCATGTGGTCGGTCGATGGGACCAAGCAAAGGTCCAGCTACCCTGAGCCGGACCTGGTTCCCTATGACGGGACGGTCCACTGCCTGGAACTTGACCGCAACCACACAATGCTCGTCCGCAGGAACGGCATCGCTACATGGTGCGGCAACTGCTTCCGCGAGTTCGTGGACTGGGCAGATAGTGCCGGACACAAGTTCTACATCATCGGGAACAAGAACTGCGTGAACTACAACGGCATGTTCCACTTG